CACCTATGAGCAGCGTCAGAAGTCCTTGGCGGATGAACGCTCCAACGAGATCATCCGCAAGCTGAGCCCTGAGCAGCGCCGTGAGGCACGAGCTAATGGGACCCTTCTGTATCAGGATGACCAGTCAGTGATGGAAGCCTTGAGCTTCAAGACGGGTCGCAACGCCGCCTATGAGGTGGACACTGAGATGAAGAACGACTTGGCCCGCTATCGTACCCGTGAGAAGTTCGATGAGGCCCGTCAAGCTCGTATGCAGCAGAAGGCCAAGAACTACGCTGAGGCCGCTGGTGTTAAAGAGGACGACCCGTTCTACCAGCAAGGCTTCAACGATAACATCACAGCTCGCAACGCTGCTCTTTATGACAGCCATGCGCAGTTCCTCTCGAAGCAGTTAGCGGCCCAGTCCACACTGGAAGCACGCAACGACATCGCTCCGATGATGGACGACATCACCATTATGAAGGACCCTTCGGCGGGTAAGATGTTTGCCAGCTACCTGAACAAGGGTCTTGAGTCTGGTGAGATCCCAACTGACCAAGAGGCCATCGACACGCTGACCATGTTGGCGAACGATGCGGTTCATAAAGAACACGGCTTGAATCTCTTGGACACCATGGGTGAGCAGGAACTGAACGTCCTCGGCGGCAAGCGCAAGATCAAGGACATCTTCGGCCCTGAGGTCTATGAGAACCTCAAAACGAAAGCCGGTGAGCAAGCCTATCAGCGCAACGCTGAACAGACTCGTCAGCTTCAACTGGGAATCACTCAGGCCGAGAATCAGGATGACCCTGCGACCGGCTGGCAGATGATCCAGAAGCTGCGCCAGCAGAATGCTTGGCTCCAAAGTGATGACACGCTGACTCCTCAAAAGCAGCAACTCATCGCAGCAGAGCAACGCATCCTGACCAAGACCCGGATGGATACCGAAGCGCGATCCAAGGGTGTCATTAAGGCCACTCAGGCTGACAACCGGATTGCCCAGTTGCGGCGTCAATACGAGTCCCGTATGGCCGGTGAGAACATCAACGTGCGTCCTGAGGATCAACCCGTGGACGACAGTACTGGTGAGTTCAAACGCTCTGATGCCATGTCGATGGCTCAAAGTGTCCTTGCGGACATTAAGAACTCTGGGTTGCCTGAGGCGAAGCAAGATGAACTCAAGGCTGGATACCTTCGGGCTGACTATGAGAACGGTCCGTTTCAGGAGATGTTCAAGACCAACATTACGGACGCTGAGCGTGAGTGGCAGTCGGCTCTGGTAACAGGCCAAGCTGGTGACTTCCCTCGAATCAACGAACTCAACCGTGCCTACATGGCTGACCCTTCGACCATCTCGCAGTTGTACCCTGAGAAGGCTGGCTTCCTTGAGGAGATGAACGTGATGCTGCGTTCAGGCATTGACCCTCAGATCATGGTCGAGAAGGCCGTAGGCCGTAAGGCTCTGTCCAAGGATGAGCAGATGTTCCAAGACCAGCAATGGTCGAGCATCAAGAACAATGGCAAGGTTCCTGAACTGTCTGCGCTTCCGCGTGGGATGGAGAAGACGGCCCGCTCGTTGTTCGATGCGTTCAACCTTCGGACTGGCGATGCCAACACTGCCGCTGATGAGGTCTCGAAGTGGCTCCAAGAGAACACCGTGCAGTTTGCCGATGAAGGTGGATGGCGTGACTCTACGGCCCGCTTGGGGATGCTCAACAAGAAGGACCTGATGATCGACCCGAACAACATCAAGTCGTGGGAACAGGGCAAGGCGATTGTCGATAAGACTCTTGCTGGGCTCAAAGAGATGCCCTACTGGGCGGGCTCCAAGGTAACAGTGGAATCCAACCCGGCTGGTGACATCGTACTCAAGTCGTTGAACGGTAAGCAGATCAGAATGACCAAGGAACAGATGCGCCTGATTCAGGCCGCTGAGGAACGTGCAGCAGATCAAGCACGCATGGCCGATAAGGTCAAAGGTGCGAAGAAACAACAGGAACTCCACGAGCGTTACATTCTTGGTGGAGGCCGTAAACAGTAACGTATAGAGGAGATCCACTATGAGTTTCGATCAAGAGTATGAGGCCATCAAGGCCAGCGGTAGCGAGTACGACGACCTGATTCGTCAAGCAGCAGATACCCATGGCGTGAGCTATGACTACCTGCACCGCAAGCTGTACTACGAGAGCCGCTTCAAGCCGGACGCCAAGAGCCCTACAGGGCCACGAGGTATCGGCCAGATGACCAAGGCCACGGGAGCTTCGTATGGTCTCAAGACTGATGCTGACTTCTTTGATCCAGCCAAGAGCATCGACGCGGCTGCTCGCTTCACCAAGGACCTCGTAGGGAAGTACGATGGGGATTACCTCAAGACTTCCTTGGCGTACAACCAAGGCGAAGGCCGACTGGGCGCTCCTCAGTTGGCAGCGTATGACACCGGCGATCTCTCGAAGATCTCCAATGAGGGACGCAAGTATATGAAGGCGATGGCACCAGTCGTTGGGGATAGTCCGGGTCTGCAACGTTTCCCAAAGGATTCGGCCTCTGACTTCGAGAAGTTCTCCGCTGGTACAGAGGCCAGTCCAAAGGTAGCTCGCACTGGAGGCGTCGAGGTTGACGCTTTCGGTCTCGCTCAAGGTAAAACACCGACGCTCCAAAAGGGCGCCCGTGAGATGGAGATCGACCAAGAGGTTGCTCGAGGTCCTGAAAAGGACTTCTTCGAGGGCACTTGGCAGGCATCCAAAGATTACCTTGCGACCTCGCCTCTGGCTCAGATCTACCGGAACGTGACCGTTGAGGACCACGACCCGTTGGACTGGGTGAACCCTGCGGACACTTCGAGCTGGACCGATGAGGACTTCCAGAAGATCCGTGAAGAAGGGGTTGATCCTCAGTACTTCGGGTTTATCATGGAGAACTCTCGTGGGCACCGCTCGAACCTTCCTAACTCAATCGCATTGGCAAAGGAGAACATGGCCTATGATGAACGAATCCGTTCCCAAGGTACGGGAGCCCAGTTTGTGGGCGGACTTGTTGGCGCTGCTGGTGATCCTCTTACTTACACTCCCATCCCCGGTCTTGGTAGTGGCCGCGTGGTATCTAACGTGGTCAAGCAGGCAGCATTTTCGGGTGCAATGTCAGTGGGCTCGGAAGCCCTGCGCGAACAAGCGACTGGTATCGAAGGTCATTACGGGGCTGCGCTGGTTGGCGGTGTCGTGGTTGGCGGTGGGCTCGCTGCTCTGGTTGAGCGTATCGCTGCTCGAAACGCACCGGCTCCTCGCCTGGATATGTGGGACGGCGATCTAAACAAGTTCCTTGAGATGCACGGTGAGTCTGCTCTGCCAAACGAGTTCGCCTCTGCGACCACTCGAATGGAAGCCCGTGAGACTGCACGCCAGCTCGGCCAAGAAGACCCGTCTCGCATGGGTTGGTTGGATGGCGAGGAGATTCGCTCTCACGCTGGTGTTGACTACACAATGCATCCTGATGAACCCGGTGCTGTTCGCTTGGGCGGGGGGTCTATCCTGTCTGCCTCGAACCCACTGAACCCTCACACGCAAAGCCAGTTCACCTCGTTGGAACCTCAAAGGGCCGCTCGTGGTTTCACCGCGGGAGGCTTCACTGAGATTGGCTACACGCTGAACCGTTCTGAGAACGCTGAGGTGCGTGGCATTGGTGAGCAGTTGTTCCGTTCCCCTACAGGGACCACAACGGGCACTAATGGTATGTTTAGGACGACTGCCTCTGACGTGATTGAACGCATCCGTGCGCAAGACAACCTGAGCTACAACAACATCATCCAGTCGGTGAAGGAAGCGATCCGTGATGTCTCCTACGTGTCAACACCGGGTACTCGTCAAGCCAAGTATGAGATGGCCTACCGTCGAGCTGCTGAGGCGATTGAGGACACTACAGGCCAACGTGCAGCTCAACTCACAGAAGGCGAGCGCAAGCTCATGGAGACCTTGAAGAAGCACTTCGACCGCAAGGCAGATCTCCTTGAGAACCCTGCTCAGTTCGGCAACCGGAACGCCACTTCGATCCTCCCTGAGACTCGCCATGCTGGTTCGTACATTCCCAACGTCTACAGCGATGCTGCCAAGGCCGAGTGGATTCGCCGCTTCGGTGATGCTGATGGTTTGCAAAATGCTATCCGTGAAAGCTGGCTGGCGTCCTACGCTTCCCGTGCTCATGTGAAGCAGCGTGTTGACCGTTTCATCACGGAACAGATCAAGAAGGAAGGGAAGGTTGCAACGCCTAAGGCTATCGCCGCTCGTGTTGAAAAATACGCCCACAACAAGGCTTTCGGTATCAGCCACACTTACGACTTCAACCGTAGCTCGCTCATTGACAATCAAGTCGATGGTGGTCTGGTTGGTGTTGAGAACAACAACTTCCTTGAAGCGCGTCACCTGTTCGATTCGGACATGGAGATCCCGCTGAACAGTGGCGAGGTGTTCTCGGTGAATGACCTGCGTGAGTTCGACTTGGGCCAGATCACGCCATCCTATGACCGCCGTGTGAACGGTGATATTGGAATCATGGCTGCAACTGGTCAAGACACCAAGGCTCTCAAGGACCGCATTGCGGCTCTGAAAGTTGCCAAAGGTTCCACCAAGGAGATCGCTGCGCTACAGGACTCTGTGAAGCTGCTGACAGGCCGCTCTCGCCGTAACCCTGATGACGCCTTCGAGACATCTTTGCGTGCCCTCAGTGACGCGAGCTTCTTCGCTAAGAACGCCTACATGGGTGTTCAGAGCATCTCGGAGATCGCCGGTCTGGTTACTAAAGGGCACCTTCGGATGATGATGCACGGCGTTCCGTACCTCAAAGAGATGACCACTTGGGGTTCCAAGATCACGCCTGCTCAACTCAAGGAGATGCACGAACTCGTGTTTGGCCGTGAGCTGGACAACCTGATCCGTCCTAAGCGTTCAGACATCGTTGAGCGCCTGCGCAACCAAGGGACCTCGAACATCACCGCTCAGGTGGTGGGCACCATGAAGTTTGGTACTCAGGAGCTGGCTGCTCGCAGTCCGTTCACTAAGTTCCTCACTGAGTCCTCGAACTACATCGCTGATGCTGGCCGTCAAGGTGTCATGATGGATCTGATCAACAACGTACACAGCGGCAAGAAGTCCAAGCTGTTCACCCCTAAGCGCCTCAAGCAGATGTCCATCACGCCAGAGCAATTCGCTGGCATTAAGAACCTCGTTAAGAAGCACTTGAAGCGTCAGCCAGATGGGCAGTACGAGATCGTCAACGCTCAGGACATGCAAGCGGACCCTCGCTCGATGGACCTATGGCGTATGGGCGACAAGATCGCTGACGAGACAATCCTGCGTCCGCACAAGTTGTCCTCTCAGGACACCAAGGCGTATGGCGCTTTGGTCAAGCTGGCAATGCAGTTCAAGAACTTCACCCTGCGTTCGGTGAATGGCCGGATGATCCGTGGTATCCACGACGCCACCAAGAACGGTCAAGCGATTGACCAAGTGATCCAGCAAGCCTTGGCTCTGGGTCTCGCAGTGGCAACCTACGCTGCCACGAAGTACGGCCAAGCGGCTTCGATGGACAAGGAGAAGCGTGGAGACTTCCTGAACAAAGCACTGGACCCGAACATGCTGGCCTACGCTGCGATCTCTCGGAGTTCTCACGCGGGTGCCCCTATGGGTATCGCTAACCTCGTGTTGGCTCCTCTGGGGTTCGATCAGGCCGCAATGGTCCGTTCGTCCATCCTCCCTCGTGGAGACCAGAAGAAGCAGCCTAAGGGCGGTCCTATGCTGTACCAACCGTCTCGCTCCGATGATGTCCAAGGTTTCATTTCGAGGTCCCTTGAGCAAGTACCGGCTGCTGGCACCGTTCTGTCTGCCTATCAGGTTGGACACAGTGCCACCGGCTTGGCCCGTGGAGAAGGCCGCAGGGCTGATCAGGGTTACATGCAAGCGATGTACAATGGTCTGCGAGGTCTCATCCCTAACGACCCGATGTCCCAGCGGATTCTCTTAGCTCTGATGCAGGAGCAAGGCATGGGCACCGAGTAAAAACCCTCACTAAGGCCACATAGAGATCATTCTGTGTGGCTATTTTTTTAAGGAGAACCACTATGGCTTTAGCACCGAAGACGGTTTACACCTATCCACTTGACGGCTCCAATCGGACGTTCAACATCAACTTTGAGTACCTCACTCGGAAGTTCGTGCAGATCACCCTGATTGGTCAAGACCGCAAGCTGCTGGTGTTGAACCAAGACTACCGTTTCGTTACTCGTACAGCGATCCAAACGACCATCGCTTGGGGTCCCGCTCAGGTCTACGACAGTATCGAGATTCGACGCTTCACCTCTGCGACCGAACGACTGGTTGACTTCGCGGATGGTTCGATCCTTCGAGCTTACGACCTGAACATCTCTGGTATCCAAGGCTTGCACATTGCTGAGGAAGCACGGGATCTCACTGCGGACACCATTGCGGTTAACAATGCTGGGGACCTCGATGCGCGTGGACGTAAGATCGTGAACCTCGGTGACGCTGTTCTTGACGGTGACGCGGTGACGCTCCGACAGGAGAAGGCGTGGGGCGAGTCAGCGCTGAACCAAGCGAACCGTTCTCAGGCCCAAGCGAACCTCTCTGAGGCATCTGCGGGGCGCTCTGCAAGCTCTGCAAGCCAAGCCAATGCTTCCGCCGTTGCGTCCTATCAGGATGCGGAACGGTCGATCACTGCGCGCCAGCAAAGCGAGAACGCTCAGATCAACTCTCAGAATGCACGGGACATCTCGGTGTCGAGTGCAGCAGAGTCGAAGGCATGGGCAAATACCCCAGAGAACACGCTCGTTCAACCGGGCCTGTACTCGTCGTATCACTATTCGCGGAAGTCGGCTACAA